GTAATCTGAACTTGATCTAATAATTTTTTATCTACGTATTTTTCTAAATACTCAAACTGTAATTCTGTTCCACCTTTAGGTGTTTGATTTCTTATTATCATTCATTGCTTTCTGTAAGAGGTTTAATCCTTTCGGGGATACCTGTACTGTTAAATCTTGAGCAATGTGCTCTGCAACTGTTTCAGTATTAGGATCCGCTATATCAGCTTCTTTCTCTGCTTCGTCTTTATATATTTTATTAGTTCTAGTATTTCTCAACACTACTGTTGTAGTACAATCTATTTTTAAAATATTATCATCCATTCTGTTGTGACCTGTCTATTAAAGCGTAACTTACAGCACCTGTTATTTCATTTGCTGTCCCCGCTTGCATCTTTATAACGTCCCCTGCTTCTAAATTCAAGGTATTTTTTAACATGTTAACAGTCTCTTTATTTAAGTCTTCATGACCAATAATAACATTACTACCCCCTGATTTTTTTAAAAATAAATCCGTGTCCACTGCACTAGCAGTATCATGAACTGCTTGAACTGTTAATACTGTAGTTAAGTTAGTAGTTGTTAAATCAAATACTTCGCTTTTATATTGTATGGTCATGATAAAAAATAATTATATGTATCTTGCTCTTCTTTCAAGTCATTTTGAAATGAAAAATTAAGTTGATCTTTTACTGTAGCAATAGACTCTAAAATTTGTCTTTGATTATCTACTTCATATTCTTGTTTAGGTTCTGGTATATATGCAGTTACTTTAGCCATTATACTGTCATACTATATGTAGTGTTTTGATCAGCATCCATTTGTTGTAGTTGATCTAATTTCTGTTGATCCTCTTCGCTAAAGGTACCATATCCTAGATCAGAAAGTGCTTTTGCTTTTTCTAATGATCTCATTTGTATTAGCGCTGGCCCAACTATCTTAGCCATTAGATCATCTATATTACCAACTTGATCCTCTACTGGATCAGCTAAATTAGGAGCAAGTTCTTCTATAAATTGTTGAGAAGGTTTTATTTGAGGCATTATTCCAAAACTACCTACATTAGGTAATGTCATTATTTCTTCATCTTCATCATCTTCTGTTCTATTATATTTGTCTCTAATATCTAAATTTTCAAACGCAGCAGTTCCTCCAAATGGTAAACCGCTCAGACCAGACATATCATAAGTTGGTTCATTATATCTTTTACCAAAACCAAATTTTTGTCCAAGACCTCTAATTATATTTCCTAAAAATCCACTACCTGTAAAGAAGTCCATGATACCACCTCTACGACCAGCTCTTGCTAGCTCTGCTGGTGATACAACATTTCTACTATCAAAAAAACCTGGGTTAACTCTTTGGCCACCGCCTGCTGCAATAAATGAAGATCTTATATCTTGTGCTAATTGTGAAGGTTTTCTATCTACTCCAGGAGGTAATTGTGGACCTCCTCCTCCGCCTGTTCCACTAAATCCACTAAAGTTACCAGATTCTGCTGCACTCATTTGAGATCCAGATACATTTTGACCTGGGTCTGTTGATCCAAAACCATTTAAACTCATGATACCTGATGGTCCTCTGTTAGCACCACCTTTTAGTGAACCGTGTAAATCTTTTTTAACAAGTAAATCTTTTTCTGCTTTTGTAATATATGCTAATTCTGTTTCAGGATGATCTGGACTAGACTTCCATTTTACAGGAGCTGTAACTTCTTTTTGTTTACCAAGATAGTTCTTTACACCACCTTGTACTTCATAATTAATTTTTTTATCTACTGCCATTATCTACGTCCATCTGGTTTTGCATCTAATCTAAGAGTACCATAACGCCAGGTTTCTCCTACTGCATCGTTTTCTATTTTAAGTGCTACTAGTCTTGCTCTTGCACGAGTATCTACTTTATCAGTAGAAGACGTAATTGTAAAGGGTCCTAGTGGTGAACTAGATGCTGTGTTGTTTGGATAATCGTTTAATACTAATGTAATCTTAGTATTACCTGTTTGCACAGCAAAGTCAGGTATAAATCTTTTAACCGACATAATGTATTCACCATCTCCTCTAAAGTCTGCAACACCTGTTTGCATTCCTAGACCACTAGATCTGTTGGCTATATCATAGTCTCCTGATTGAATAAAAGCATTAATAGAAGTTGTACCAGATGAGTTTATTTGATCCGTTCCTATTTCGTGTTCATAATAAGTTGTTGCTCCATAAGTTGCTGTAACTCCTTGTATTGGAAAAGTAGGTAAACCAGTTTTATTATATTCAGTTGCATATGGTAAATCATATACACCAGTGTCAATGGAAGATGTTCTTGCTAGTGAAGAAGTAGTCCAAAGGTTTTCTGCGTAGTTGTATACAACACATCTATTAACCTGTTGTGAGTCATCCGTTGCATAAAACCAACTAATTTCATTATATAAACTATTATGTTCTGCATATACTAACATACTAGAGTTGTAGTTAATACCTAGATTATCTCCGTTTGTTGTAAAAACAAAATCTTCCACTAAGCATGGTATGGCTTTTACTGTACCATCAAACATAAAAAATCCACCTTCACCGGACATCCAAAATACAATACCATTAGAATAACTTAATGCGTTCTGTCCAATCAATCCACAGTTTGTACCCACTTGTCTAATACTAAATGTAAATGGTGGTCCAACAAATTGAATTACATATGCTGATGTGTCTGTTAAAACTAGCGTGTAATCTTTACCAGATACAGCTCCAATAATTTCATTACCTTTATCTAATCTAAAGGTCCCTGCAGTATTAGTTGCTGTTGGTTGATATACATTAAAATTTTCTTGGTCACTGAATCTTATAAACATTGGATCTTGAGTAGTAGAGTCTCCAATTGTTGTCTCTGTTCCAAAATGAAATACATGTCTATCTCTATCAGATACTTGAGTTAATCTTGTTTTAGTAGGAGCACCAGACATAATAGTTGCTCTAACGTTTCTAGCTGACGCAGCACCGGCATTCCATGTAAAAGTTTCTCCGTTGTGAATAGTTGCAATTAATATTTGACCAAAATTATCTAATGACCATAAACCTGGATCCAATGTTATAGTAGATGATATTGCAGACTCCCCCCATCCTATATAGTATTCAACAGAAGCTCCATTAGAGTGAGCCGATGCTCCTGTAACCGCTGCCCCTGAACTATGAGCTGTTCTAGTTCCAGAAACACCTCTTGTAATACCAGTTAAATTATTTCCAGATACTCCAGTATAAGAAATATATTCTGATCCTATTCTTATAACTCCACTTGTTGCAAAACCGCTTGTTGAAGTTAAAGCTATATCGGAACCTGAAGTACCATTAGTATCATCTGCAAGTGTTCCATTTAAAGTTGTTGATGGACTAGTTCCTGCAGCTGCTCTTGTTATTCCTGTTAAATCATTTCCAGATATTCCGGTATAAGAAATAAATTCTGCTCCTACTTTAATAGCTCCTGTTGTTGGAAAATTAGCTGTTGAAGTTAAAGTTATACTTGTACCACTTCCTCCAGTACCATTAGCATCATCTAACAATGCACCATTTAATGTTGTCGTAAGAGCGGAAGCCCCTCCCCAGGTAGCCGTACCCCAGCCAAGTCCAACTGTTTGAAATGTTGGTCCTATAATTACATAAGGATCAATTTGTGCAGAACCTGTTCCGGATGTACTGCCAGCTGAATTAGATGGCATAGTAATTTCAAAAGTGTTTGCAGTTTGATTTAATACTTCAAAACTATTATTAGTAAAATCAGTTACTGCATAACCAGAACCTGTTGGAACAGTAACTGATGAAAACGTTACATATCTTCCGTTTTGTAAACCATGCGATGTTTTGTTAACTGTTACTGTTGGAGATCCAGAAGTTGCATCAAAGGTTGCTCCAGTAATTACGTCATTATCTATTGGAGTAATATCAAAAAACTCACCTTCATAATATAAAAACAAACCCTGAGATGTACCTAAAGCTACATATCTGTCACCAGTAAGACTAGTAAAGGCATGTTGAGCACGTGTTACTCCAGGTAACGTAGTATTAGAATTTGTAAGTTGTGACCATCCACCTATTTTTTCTGGCAGTCCATATCTAAATCTAACAAAGTCACCGTCAACCCACTGAGATTCAGCTCCTGACTCTGTGACTTGTTTATTAAAACCTGGTTTAAACTTGAGTTGTTGTAGCATAATTAAAATATTTTAATAAATACTATATAATACATAGTATTTTAAATATATAGTAAATTTTATACTTTAAACCAACTATTTGGTGAAGGTAGGTTATGCTCAGATTTAACACCTTCTTTCATAGTAATCATAATATCTCCTGATATAGATATACGTGGTTTTTCTTTTGTATTTTTACCGGTTTCATGAAACATCATAGATGGAAATATAATTACATTACCTGTTTCTGAAGGATATTGAGCTTTACCGTAATTAGTATTATTCCACTCTGTAAAATAAGGATCTCTCTTTGGGATATTTAGTCCTACTTTATGTGCATCATCATCTAGTAAAAACAAGTTACCTTGTTCGTGAGCTTGTGGATAATAGACAAAACTAAAATGACTACTCATATGTCTATGATAAGAAATAAATTGTTCTTTATTAGATAAGGTAGCCCAAGACTTTGTTATATATATTTCAAATAAATTTAAATTATATTTTTGTGCTAATAAACAATCTTGAATTACTTTAGATAATTCAGTGTACAATTTATTAAATCTTTTATCTTTGTGTAGGTTGTCATCAATTGATTGTAATTCTTTTGGCTTTACATCTGTAGTTGTTGAATACTGAGAATTAGTTGGAGTAATATCTCTAAGTATTATTGGTACAATTTTTTTGTTTATGTCTTCAAAGTTTTCTAACTTAGTTATGTATATTGGATAACCAAACCATTTAGTAATGTTGCTCATAATTCTTTCTTTTTAATTAGTATACTAGATTACTTGTAAAAATCTATATTTAATTTCTCCATCACCACCGGCTGCTCCATCTGAAGCTGGAGACGATGGATGATGAGAACCACCTCCTCCTCCAGAACCTCTCGTTCCCGCTGTACCATCACCTGAAATAGGAGCTCCTGCCCCTCCAGCAACATTACCTGCGTATGAATCACCACCATCAAAACCAGCTATCGTACAGTTATCTCCACTACAGTTTCCAGTGCCTGTTAAATCTCCTGCTGCGCCATTACCAGAATCATTAAATGTACTTGTTGGACCTGAAGTGTTACTGGTTACATTTTGAACGCTGTTGTCTGAATCTGCAAAAATTCCTGAAGTAACTTCAGTTCCGTCAATAGTAGCTGTTCCTGCTGTTCCTGCTGTATTAGTTCTTAAAGGTCCCTGTACTCCTCCACCTGTTCCCGACGATCCTCCACCAGCACCTAAAGTAAATAATGATCCTGTTGTTGATCCAGATAAAGTTGTGTTTGTACCTGCATCCGCTATTCTTGGATGACCAAAGTTTGCAGTTTGATTTCCTGGAGCACCACCGCTACCAATAGAATAAGTTATTGTTTCACCTTCGGTAACAGAAAATATTTTGTCAGATACATAAGCACCTGATCCGCCACCAGCACCTGCTGATTCTCCACCTGCTTTATCATAATCATTTCCACCTGCAGCACCTCCTCCACCTCCTACAGCGTATTGAATATGAATAGCATTATATCCGTCTGGAACACTAAATGTATCAGTACCAGAAGTTAGTTCAACAAACGATGTTGCTGGAAGACCGCCTCCACTGGAACCTACTAATAAAGTGTAGTGAGTCATAGTTTTTTCCTATGATAAAAGTCCGCCAGTAATTACAAATGTATCAGTTCCTACACAAAGAACTGTTGCAACTCCCCTAGTTGATAAAGTCCTATCTGCGTTTGTTCCATCGGTTACCCAATACATAGTGACGCTAGAGCGATTTATTGAAATATTACCGGCAGTGTTATTATAAATTGAAATAGTTTGACCCGCTGAAAAAACTCCAGAGGGAACTGTTATTGTATCAGAAGCAATAATAACTTTTCCATGGTCACTGGCTACTAAAGTATAAGGGGACGCCTGAGTATTTGCAGGTACCGTTCTTACTTCACCTTTTTGATCTGTCATATCTCCAGCAGGAGCAAGTATATCTCCGGCCGTTGTTCGAATATTATTTGCTGCGGTAACATTATCACTTATAGTAATACCACTAACGTTTGTATTATTAGTCACGGTAAGATTACTAGTGTAAATAGTGTTTGTAGTAATGTCTCCTGTAATTAAACTACCTGTTGATGTAACTCCTTCTTCAATATTAGTTCCATCAGAATATAAAATTTTCTTACCTTTGTCTGTTGCAGACCATGTTATACCTGTTCCTGAACTTGTTTTAAAAGTCACAGTATGGGCTCCACTTGTTGCATTTTCTACAATATAAGTTTTTTCAATTGAATCCGGGATAACTACATTTACATTACCAGAAATTGTACCGGTTAGTTTTAATACTTGATTTTTACCATCAGACAAAGCTCCGTTTGAAAAAGTTAAAGTAGCACCTGATGCAGAATTAATTGCAGCATAACCACCTATTGCTTGCTCAAGAATAAGTAGGTTAGTATTGGTAACTTGTCCCCAAGTTCCTGCATTTTCTCCA